GCTACCTTTGGATCGCAACTTCTTAGTAAGAACTTCCCAATCCACACCAGTTGCATTAATACCAACTCCACAAAAGTTATGAATACGATTTCGCATCATATGTGCAAAGAAAGGCAGATAGTATTGCCTCATGAAAATAACAAAATCCATAGGACCAGCTGAGAAAACACGGGTTTTCCCAGCTTTAACTTTCTCTATAGGACGAAGTTCATCCTTGAGAGTGTCAGCCCAAATGGTTTCCATTCTTTCTCCTTCGCATGCAAGTTCGTACCTTTTCTGTAAAGCATTCATTAAATCGGGGTGATCTAAAATGTAATCTTCACCATCGCCAAGCCATTTTCGTTTTCCAGCTGTACCTCCAGCTTGAAAACACCAGGGAATGCCAGGCGATGATCGTCGTTTAACAGGGGTGATAAAATCATCTCCGGGTAAGCCTTTTATTGACTCACTTACAGTAAGAATACCTTTAAAACTCTTACTACGGTTTTTCTTAAGGAAAGAAGTTAACGCAATTCTACATCTACGGAGTGTCATAATATCAATAGTCGGAGTTACAACACCACACTTCTTAAGTCCAGTCATTAATGGATCAACACGTTCACCATCAATGGTTATGGGCTTCAAAACTGCGGGTTGTTTAAAGGGTTCTTTAACTAAATTGTGTATAGGGGAAGGTCTCAATTCAGTCTTAGTGGGGCGTGGTAAAACATTGGGATATTTTCCTATTGGCATGAAATTGCCTTCAGGAACAACATGTTCACCAGTATATGGTAAATCGAGCTTTATTTGGGCTTCAAAAGAAATACTTCTCAAAGCTCGATCTATCATATTCTGTGTTATGTGAACAGCCCATGCTTCTCCTTTATAACCAGCTACGTGTATACCAAGTATCTTACGCGATAAACTCGGAGCAGAAGCTAATAAAGGAGCACCACAGTCGCCACCACTAGTCTCAGCATAATATCTATATCCTTGTCTCAATTGCAGGGTTCGAGCAGTTCCATCCATATCATCTAATACATATTCCATGCTGTCTAAGGTTGTTATACTAGTTAAGGAATAATCATTATATGACAACAATCTATTACCACCTGGTTTTCCTAAATATCGCAG